ACTTAATGCCTATGACTTTGCCAATCAGTTGGTCGGTGTCAGTCACTTTGGCAAGTCCAATAGCCCTCATAATTTCGCCAAGTTGCGCCCTGCCAATCTCCTCGGCTTTGGTGCTGGCGTTCTTGATGTTGAGGTAACTAAAAATCACTCTGCCTTGGTGGGATGGGCCAGTAATGTCGTAGCGCACCTTGATGTATTTGCCATCGCCACCTTTGGTCGGTGCAACATCTGCACTGGTAATGGTGGCGTTGTACCAGCCCTCGGGCAATGGCTCAAAGTTAGAAGTGCCTTTCGGCAGAGAGTCGATGCTAAATTCTTCGTCTAGGAAAGCCATGATGATTAGTCCTTCGTAATGGTAAAAGTAGGGCGTCCAGGGGTAGACGTTATTGCATCAAGCAGAGGCCCGGTAACGGCGTCAGCAGCCGCATCCCATGCCTTTACATTGATCTCTGGTTTCCACCTAAAAAGGCTGGACAGGTGTTCGGATAGGCCAGCTTCAGCAGCCAGCATTTGCAGCTTGTCGCTATCAATCTTCTTGTTGATGCGGCCTTCCATCTTGATCTTGTAGCCGTCAATCTCATGGTTGACAGTGCCTTCTAAGTCTTTTGGCAGGGCAAACTCTTTGACCATTGAGTCTTCCAGTTCGCGGCGGTCTTTGACTGCAATAGTCTCAAGTTTCTTGGCGTCGAGCCAGCGTTGGTAGAGTGTCATGATTGCTCCCTCTCTTGAAGCATTGCATCTGCCATTTGATAAGCATTAATTGCAAGTTGAAAGTCGTCACAATCCTCCAGCCGGTGATTGGTAAGAATAGCTTGCATCGCCTTGGCAGCAAAATAATCTCTAAGCGTCATGCCTTCTAAGGTTTCGTTCATGCTGCCTCCAACGCTAAGAGTTTGTTGATGCGGTCGTTGATTTCCATCACGCTTTTATGGTAGTCAGCCATGACCTTTTGCTTGAGCGCCTCAAGCGCAGCAATTTGTTGCGCCCTCGGGTCATAGTTGTCTGGAATGTCAATCTCAAATTCTTGCTCACCGACATAGGTGCGTTCGGCGCTGTCGTCCAGCTTAAAAGAAGCAAGTCGATATTCCCCTTTTTCTTGCCAAGCATACTTTTGGTAATGAACATGGGCTGTCGTTTTGATCTTCATGCTGCACCCCCAATTTTGTTGATGATTTCGCCCAGGTCAGGTGCTTCCCAACCGCCCAACTTACCGCTACGATCCTTGGCAAGCCAAATGCCATCCGAGTCGCACATCAGCGCCCGTTGAGTGTTGCCCTCGGCATCCTTCTCAACCCGCAGCGCCAACACTTCATCAAAAAAGTATGGCAACGCCTGCCCTGTCTTGTTACCCGGCATAGATGGGCTGTACAGTACCCGGCCCATCTCATCCTGAGTCTTCTCCAGCTTGGCGGTCATCAAAACATGGCGTCCTGGCAGGTCACGAAAAGCCCGAATAATGTCTGCCATTTGCTCTTGCATTGCGCCGTATGCAGCGCGTGGGTCTTTGTTAACCTTCTTCTCATGGTTCAAGCAGACTTCAGCAATCTCCGAGATGGAATCCAGCGCCACCGACTTGTGGTCAGAATCCGCTACCCATGCGTAAGCCTCTCGCAAGTCATCCATGCTGGTGATTTCAAGATACGGCAAGTCAGCATCTTGTATAGACAACAACCCGCCCTCCGCAGACAGAACCACAGGTTGCGGTAAAGTCTTAATCAAGCTGGTCTTGCCAGCCCCTGCCTGCCCGTAAACGAGCAGTTTCACGCCATTGGCACTAATGCCGCTGGTGCGTTTTAACGATATAGCCATATGGCTCTCCTTCTGGTTGCGTTCCCGTCTGGACTCAGTTCGGAACGTGCTTGCAGTCTAACACAAGTTCATGCTACAGTGTCAACAACTTTTTCACAGAAAGGTAAAAATAAATGACAGACCCCTTCAAAATTGACAGTCCAACCTGCATTTCCTTCAGCGGCGGCAGGACAAGCGCCTATATGCTTTGGCGTGTTCTACAGAGCGGGGGGGGGCATCTACCAAGCGAGGCCGTTGTCTGTTTTGCCAACACGGGCAAGGAAGATGAAAAGACGTTGGAATTTGTGCGGGACTGTGCTGTGAATTGGCGTGTGCCGATCACTTGGCTAGAGTTCCAAGACACGGAAAAACAATTTGAGATTGTGGATTTTGACAACGCAAGCCGTAACGGTGAGCCGTTCGAGGCACTCATTCGCAAGCGCAACTACTTGCCCAACCCAGTTACCCGGTTTTGCACCAGCGAACTGAAGATTCGTCCAATTGGACGTTACCTGTTGTCCTTGGGCATGGCTGACACTAAGACAGAAGCTGAAAATATGAGCATGATTGGCATGAGGGCAGACGAACAGCGCCGAGCCGCAAAGATTGAAGATAAGTCACGCATTCCATTGGTGACAGCAGGCATTACCAAAGAGGATGTTGGCGCATTTTGGCGCAGCCAGCCATTTGATTTGGGCTTGCCAAACAACAACGGCGTGACGATGCACGGCAACTGTGACTTATGCTTTTTGAAGGGCGGGTCACAAGTGTTATCCCTAATTTCGGAAAAGCCAGAACGTGCTATATGGTGGGCAAAAATGGAGGCGTTGGCGTTGGCGTTGGCGTCCAAGCCAAGCGGTGCGGTGTTCCGCTCCGACCGCCCCAGCTACGCATCAATGCTGCAATACAGCAAAGACCAAACCAACCTTTTTGACCCTAACGAAGAAGCCATTGCCTGCTTCTGTGGAGAATAAACAATGACAGACCTCGCAAGCATCCTCGGTGGCCCCTGGTCGCCGCCAGCGCAACTAGCGCCTATCGCACCAGAGGATCAGTTAAAAGACGCCATGCTAGGCGCAGGCTTAAAGCCACCAGACGCCATCCACTTAGATGGCAAACTGCACCGATTCAACAGCGGAACCAAGGGCGAGGCAGGGCACGACAAGCCCGGTTGGTACATTGCCTTCAGTGATGGCGTACCAGCAGGGCGCTTTGGCTGTTGGCGCTCGGGCATTGAATTGACTTGGAGAGCAGAGATTGGGCGCAGTCTGACAGTTGCCGAGGAAATGGCGCAGTCCAGACGCTTGGCAGAGGCCAAGACCAAGCGGGACGCCGAGCAGAAAAAGACCCGTGAAGTTGCCGCCAACACGGTGGAGATCATCTGGGCAGAGGGCAGCGCAGCAAATCCAGAGCATCCATACCTACAGCGCAAGGGCATCAAGCCTCACGGCGCAAGGGTGACGGGCGATGGGCGCTTGATGGTTCCTTTGTATAACGCAGGCGGCGAACTCTCCAGCATCCAATACATTGCCGGTGACGGCGACAAGAAATATCACCCTGGTGGACAGACCGGCTCCATGTTTTGGATGCTGGGCCATTTGGAAGATGCCGATACCCTGTACCTTGCTGAAGGCTTTGCCACTGGAGCCACCATAGCGGAGGTTACGGGTAAACCCTGTGCCGTGGCCTACAGCGCCAGCAACTTGGTGTCAGTGGCAGGCATTTTAAAAACAGCGCACCCAACACTGGACATTTGCATCGTGGCAGACAACGATGCGTCAGGCGTTGGGCAACGGTACGCAGAACAAGCATCAGCAAAATTTGGGGTACGCATGACCATGCCGCCGACTCAAGGGGACGCCAACGACTACGTGCAAGCGGGGGGCGATTTGGCGTTGCTGTTGAAGCCAGTGGCTACCGACTACCTTATCCATGCCGATGGTTTTTCGGCGCAGCCTGCGCCTATTGCGTGGCTTGTGAAGCACTGGATACAGGACAAGGCTTTGGTGATGGTGCATGGCCCTAGCGGTGGCGGCAAGACCTTTGTGACCTTGGATTGGATGCTGCACATTGCCAGTGGCAAGGCAAGTTGGCATGGACACAAAGTCAAGCCCGGCAACATGGTCTATCTTGCTGGCGAAGGGCATCACGGCCTGCGAAGCCGCATAGCAGCTTGGAAGCACCACAACAGTGTCAGCAACCTCAATATGTGGGTCAGCAAGTCAGGCGTAGACCTCAACACCGCAGCCGGTTACTTGCAAGTAGTTGAGGCCATACGCGCACTCAAGATCAAGCCCGATGTAATCACCGTGGACACCCTGCACCGATTCATGGCTGGTGACGAAAACTCTGCCCAGGACGCCAAGACCATGCTGGACGCCTGTGCTGCACTTATGCAAGAGTTTGGCTGCACCGTCATTCTTGTTCACCACACAGGCGTTAGCGAGGAAGCCCAGCAC